AGGGGTGGATAAACGAAGCATAATCTCACCTAAAGTAACAACTCTCATGGTTATTCTCCTCTTCTAGCTTCAGCAACTAATCTAACAAATTCAGCAGCTTTAGCATCATCAGTAGCTAATTCCATGAATAATTTAGAATAAGCTTCTGTTTCAGAGAAAGCTATAGATAATGGAGCACCATTATCATCAGTCTTTCTGAATCTTTTACCATCAGCTGTTTTTTCACCATAAGCTTTAAGAATTAGTTTCTTAAATATTTTAATTATTTCAGGTTGGTTTTTAGCTTCTACAACACCTTTGATCATATCAGCTAATCCTCCATCAACACTTAATTCCATTTCTGTAATTTCAGCTTGAGTTAAGTTAAAGAAGAATTTATCTTCTCTCTCAGTTCCATTATAATCTTTATATTTAATAGTTTTTGCAATCATTTTTTATTTCTCCTTTCAAATTTAAAAAAGAGGGGTTGTTAGAAACGCGTCTAAAACCCCTATAAATTTAATAATTAACCACCTATTTGAGTACCGTTAATTATATCTAATACTTCATCTGGAAGTGGTAATCTAGCAACTTTGGCTTCTTTAGCTGGTATACCATGTTCTGGATCAGCTTCTTGTGCATCACAACCATATAATATATCTTCTAATTTACCTAAGTTAGTAGCATCTACTTTAGTTGAATCAATTACTAGTGAAGCAGTTGGTTTGAAACCAGTTACTTCAACTGGAGTAGTTGAAACTTCCCAAGAGAATGTGATAGCTTCTGGACTATCATTTACAGTAGCATAAGCTTTTTCGCTTGGAGCAGCTAATGCACCATAAATTAAATGAATCTTGTATCCAAGATCATTATCTTGGTCACTACCAATTTTAGTTTGGTAAGATAAACCAAATAATTTACGAGCTTGTTGACCAATGGCAACACCAGCTGTTAATTCAGCTTCACCATTACATGCACCAAATTCATCTGGATACATATATGCTTCTATTGTTGCACCAAACTCTTCTGCAGACATTAAGTTAAGATATTTAATATTATCGGCATATAATGGAGTAGGTTCTGCACCAGAAGGATTTTCGTTTACTGCAGTAAGACCATTCCAAGCTACACCTGTAGGATAAGCTCCATTAGCTAATGGGTAAAGAACACCTTTACTTACACCAGTTTCATAAAGTCTTTCTCCTGTTTGATCCCATTTTAATTTAGACATATCTATATTCCTCCTTCTTATTAATAATATATTCTAATCACATCGTGATTTAGATTATCAGATATGTAATGTCTGTCATAGGAAGATAAAGGAAGTTCCAATATCTTCTCTATAACAACATTATCGGGGTGTTTGTCAATTACAACTATCTCATAACTAGTTTTATTGACATAATTTATATTATCAGCATGGCGACTGGTAATATCACTTTTAGAATACCTTATACATGGATATTCCATCTTAAGGCCTTCTGGAGGTTGATAATATACATGATTGTTGCCAAATAACTCCACTAATTTATTGTGTAGTTCCAGACGTTTGCTCATGCCATTCACCTCCTATTGATAATATCAATCTTGGGTATTGAACTTCAACTGATTCGATTTTCCATTTAACACCCAAGAATTCAACATATCTCATTTTTTGGAAGTTATCGCTGGCATATGGGTCGGCAACAATACTAATACTATTACTCAACGAAATATCATCATTAACTTTTCCAGCTGGTTGCCATCTACTAGTATTTCTAACAAGATCGCCATAATATGGTTTTTCTTGAAATGTTTCTTCCCAGATACCAGGTTCTGTTTCGACGGTGTCTAAGAAACCGATATTCCCATAGAATTTAGCCATTCGAATTCCTCCTTAACTAAGCATCTTGTAATGTTAATTCTGATAAAGAATATTCTTTAACTAAATCACCACAAGTAACTTTTACTTTTTGTTCGTTATTAGCTATTCTTAATACAATTATTCCATCAGCATCTAATTGTACTGGACCAGAGAATCCGTTGATTACTTCAACAAATATTGGTTCTCCAATATTGGAAATGTTATGAAGAGCTAAATAATTACCAGATTGTTCTTCTGTTTTAGAACTAAATCCTGTATAACCAGTAACATGTTTTAATGTTCCAGTTATTTTATCTTCTTCTATTTTTATAGAATCTTGTAAATCTGATACGACTTTACCTAATAAATCTTCATCTGAAGCTATTTCAGTATCTGTTACTAAATATTCTTCAAAAGATTTTATTTGTTTAGGTGTAACTATTACTGTATTATTATCAATAGATGGGTATAAATATGATACTACAATATCATCTTCGACTTTTTCCATTGATATACCACGACAAGATTTACCATGGTCAATAACTACAACATCATTCATTTTAAATGTATGCTCAAGTTTTTTATAACTTATTTTATTAGTAAAATCTTTATCTAAATAAGCATAACCATCAGCAGTATCTTTAACATATAGTTCAACACCTTCAACATTAATATCAGAATATTGTTCTATGTATTCGTTATTCATATTAACGACTACCTCCTATTCTTTATACTGTTTAATTATCCACCAACAACTTCGTTATTGTCGTTATTAGAAGCGTTTCCAGCTTTCTTTAATACGATTGCTGAATATGGTTGAGTTAATGCACCAGACATTCTAGTTTCCATTAAGTATTTCATTTGGTTGTAGTCAATATCGAAGTCATCGAACATATTAACACTACCACCTTTATCAGCACCTGCAGTATAGTCATTTAAGTTAACAATTATACCATAGATGTCTGTTCTACTTTCCATTTCTGGAATTGTTACTATTTCAGAAACTCTTAATGCAGTAGCTAATTTATCGATTGAATCGTAAATTACTCTACCGTTTTGGTCTTCGATTAATAACATATCAGTTAAACAATCTTCTGTAGTATAGAAAGTTGGTCTTCCTGATCCTTTATAGTTCTTACGAGCTTTTAAAGCAGCACGGATAATACCTTTTGCTACAGAATCGTTTTCACTGTGTGAGTTACCAGCATTGTTATAATCAACACCTTCAGTAACTACATATTTAATAGTATATAAATCATCATCTGATACAACTGGTCTAATGTTTTGTTCATTAATCTTATATTGATCAGATACATCTCTACCATCACCTAATAACATAGCTAAAGCAAGTTCTTTATCTAATTGCTTACGCATTTCTTTCTTTTGCCATGCTACTACATCGAAATCTGTAATATCAATTACATCATCTCTGTCAATATCATTCTTGATATAAACAGTTGTTGGAGTAGTTACACGGTTTAATACAGCCATTTGGATATTAGCTTTCTTAGAACCTTTGATGTAACCTTTAGCTCTAGCTGTAGATTCATCCATTCTACCTAAAGTGTTTTTAACTCTAGAGAAAGGTGAATGCTTAACTTGAGCCATAACTTTTGCAACCCAACTATTATCTTTTTCAACCATTATTGGTTCTCTATTGATATTAGTTGCGTCTGGGAATAATGGACTAAAATCGTTATTTTCGTTCCATTCTAATCCTTCTTCTTCAGCATGAGCGATGAAACTTTCTCTCATTGATCCGTATTTTTTAGCATCTGCTATAGCAGCTTTAACGAATTCTGAATGAGCAAGAACATCCTCACGATTGTTATCGTTATCGAATACGTTATGTTTCATATTTTCCTCTCCTTCTTCTTCGCCTTCATCTTCATCTCCGGCGTCATTTTTAGCTTCTTCAACAGCTTCGCCAATTATAGCATAAACTACATCTTTTTGTTCGTCTGTTAAAGTGTCGAATACTTCTTGAACAGTTTTTTCTTCTGTTTCAGCTTCGGCATGTTTAATTTCTGAGTTATCGTTCATTTTAGTTTCCTCCTTTTCCTCAGATTTCTCTTCTGAATGTTCCACATTAACACTAATTTGTTCATCAGTGTAAATAGTACCTTCTTCTTCATCTTCGGCACCATCTGCATGCACAACTACAGAATCTATATAGGCACCAGGATTAGCACCTGCTAAAACCAAACTTACTTCTCTAATACAACCATGAACAACTTGTCCCATGTTAGATTTAAGTTTGTTGGCATAAATTGATAATTTATCCACATCACCATTAACTACTAGAGATTTAGCGGTTTGTCCAGATTCTGTGTCATTAAACTTACAATAAGCATAAACACCTTCGTTTCTATTCTCAAGTAAGGCATGACCTAGAACTTCATTAGGGTCATCGTGTTGATGATTCCAAACCAATGGAACTTTTTGTCCATCATTATCTTTGAAAGCATCTTTCATGATTGTTCTACCATCGGAACATTCGATATTATTTCTGGTAGCCCAACCACTAAAATCGTAATCCATTACGGGTTACCTCCCTTCTGTTTCTTGCTCATCACCTAAGATTTGGCCAATAACATAATATACCGCATCTTTTTGTTCATCAGTCAATGAAGCAAACACACGTTTAGTATATTCGGCTTCATCCTCGGCAGTTTGTTCAACTCCATTTTGACTGTTTTCTCCATTCTCAGAAGGCTGAACGGACGGATTTACCTCTTGAGCAGGAGGCACAGTGTTTTCAACAGCGTTTCCTAATTCTTCTTTCGAATGATTTAGGTTACTATTGATAAGTTGATCTGCCTTAGGATCAGAACTTGGTTTATACCCGATAATACCTCTGAATTCATTAGAAGTAAGTATCTCATTACGAGTAAACTTATCAGCTAATTCAGCAAGTTTCTCAGATGGAACCAAAGTAAATGGATCCCTGAAGTACATGATGGTTTGGCCTTGTGTTCTAGCTGTTTTAGTAAGAAACTTACGTTTCATTTCTAAAGCTATAGCACTTATGATAGGCTCTATGGTACGAGAATAATAATTTAACATTGTTTCTTCGTTAGCTGTACCATTCATGATTTCCTGTGTGATACCTAACTGGCTATATAGCATGCTCGTTAAGTATTCAATTTGCTTCATCAAGTTGTTTTCAACTGGACGATTCAACTGTGTTATCTTTTCTGTACCATCGGTATATGCTATACCATACTTAGATCCGGCCAATTGTCGCTCAATCTCGCTACGTCTTTCATTGGCTTGATTTCTTCTAGCCTCTGATTTTATAACGTAAGGCAATTGGATGATGAGATCTAATTTGCCAGAACCGGATTGTTCATCTATACTATCTAACAAGTTTAATTTTCTCGTTAAACGTTGTAGAGTTGAACTATGCTCATTCATTACAGCATATAAAGGATTTTCAATTATACCTATTTTGGATTTAGGTAAAGTAATTTCTTCCTTTCTTCCAGTTCTATCATTATATAATAATACTTTAACAGTTGATGGATACCATTGAGTTACCTTACCAGCTCTTAAAGTTATTATATCATAAGAATTAGTGTGTAATAAATTTTCATTAGTATCAACCGGTACTAATGCTACACACCCTTCATCAAACATTGTTAAAACAATATCTTGCAATAGTGCCTTAGATGTTTGATCGATGTTTGCTTCTAACGTCAAACAATTATCTAATCCAGAGTGAATTTCCTCTTGGAATCGACCTTGATCATCTGTTTTACAATGTTTTATTTCTAGAGCAGCTACATCCATAGCTATTCTATTCAGAACAGAGGTTACAATAGAACGTTCATTACCTCTTGTTAAGCGAACACGATCTGGTCTCGAATATGTACCGTAATTATATTCGCCACGGTTAGTAATTGGTTCACGATTTCGGAAAGCATTCCAAGCATGCTTAATTCTTTCACCCAAAGTGAATTCCATATTTTATACCTCCGTTTCTAATGATTTTGATAATAATGATTTACTGCAGCTAATCCAGCTGTTATACCAACAGCAGCTATTAACTGTCTAGTAGTCTTCTTATTATACTTCCTTTCAACAGCATTAGCGTATTTCTTACCTTTAGCTTTTACTAAATGATTATAATAATGTGCATTACCATTTGTTACGCCATGACGTTTTTGTGAGTCGGCAACACTTCCAACTCTACCTGAACCATATCTATTTTGATTCATGGCTTTTATATGAACCTTCATTGAAGCTTTTTCTGCTTTAGCTTTAGATCCGGTTTTAGCAAGTTTTTTATTATATGCATCTTTTGCAGCAGCATCTATTAATTTAAAAGCTGCTTTTTCTCTTTTATCTCTAGCTGTAAATAATTCTTTATGATTCTTTTTATAAGCTTTAGCGTTATCCACACCAGCTGTCCAACTAGATTTCTTAAATGCATTTTTTAAATTCTTAACAGCTGCTTTTCTATAACCCCATTTGGATTGTTTGTATTCTTTGTGCGCTGCTCTTACTTCAGGGTTTCTACGATGTCCCCATCTCATACCTAATACACCATAATGGTATAGTTCATCTGCACTATGATACAAAGAATCACCAGGTAAATCATTAGTATTATTATATTTCCACATGACTATTCTCCTCCTTTACCATATTTCTTTTCATATTTCGCTACTTCTGAAGCAGTGGCTCTATTATATTCACGTAAACCTTCTTTTCCATATGAATATGTATTAATAGCGGATAAACCAGCCAATGTAGCCCAAGCTATTTTTTTACCTTTACTATATTCAGGATGTTTAATTAAATCTTTAACATATGAAGCCCCTATTCCAGCATTAAGTCCAGCAACACCTAATTTAATCTTTCCTTTAAGTCTGACTGTTTTTGAACCTTCCTTACGAATCTTTCTATCAGTCATTTTATTCTCTTTCATACGCTTTTCTAAACGTTTATATCTACGTAGTTTTTGAGTGTTACTAGGACCTTTACGATGACCCCATCGCATACCTAATATGCCATAATGATATAGCTCAAATGAACTATGATAAAGTTCAGGAGTATACAACTCGTTTGTTTCATTAAATTTCCACATGGCTATTCCTCCTATTCAAAAGCCTCTCTATTATTTTTATAAGCGATATAAGCATCCATTAGAGCCGCAACGGCATCTATCTTCTGATCATAACGCTTTTTATACAACTTTCTATTACCATTTGTATCTTCAAGAGTAATACAATTACCCATTGTAAATGTCATTAACTCTTCATCAAATAATAATAGTCTGTCTTCTGCCATTTTCTTTAACTCCCCTAATGGGACAGATTCGGTCTTAGCACCTTGAATAACTTTTTCAAGACCAAACGGACCATTCTCTTTTTCCCATCTTT